GTAGAATCTCAAATTGAAACAGGAGTCCCATATCTATGTTCAAAAGACAACGCTAATAGAAAGACAAATCACCAAAACATTGGAGTAATCAAACAATCTAATCTTTGTAATGAGATTTACCAATATACGGACGAGGAAACTACTGCAATTTGTACCCTATCATCAATGGTATTAAAGAATTTCATTAAGGATGGTAAATTCGATTATAACTTGTTAATCAGTGAAGTAAGGAAAGTTGTTAGAGCATTGAATAATGTGGTTGATAAGAATAACTACTCAACAGAAAAAGGGTTAAAAGGTGGTCTTGAACAAAGAGCAATTGCGATTGGAACACAAGGATTGGCGGATGTATTCTACTTGATGGATTATATTTTCACTTCAGAAGAGGCGAAAACTTTAAATAAAAACATTTTTGAAGCAATTTATTTCGCAGCGGTTACTGAAAGTATGGAATTATGTAAGTCAGGAGTTAGAACTCCTTATAAGTTTTTTGAAGGTTCTCCGATGTCTAAAGGAATTCTTCAATTCGATATGTGGGGATTAAGTGAAACTGATTTATTTTTGGATTGGTCATTACTAAAAGAAGATGTTAAAAAATATGGTGTTTGTAATAGTTTGTTCACTGCTCAAATGCCTGTGGCGTCTTCAGCTAAGATTACAGGTTCATTTGAAATGACCGAACCAGCTCACTCTGCCTTATTTAATAGACGAGTTGTTGGAGGGGAAATATTAATCGTAAACAAATACTTAATTAATGATTTTGAGAAGATGGGCATTTGGAGTGAAGATTTGAAAAATGAAATCATTATGAATGAAGGGTCTATCCAAAATATTAATTTTAACAACTACCTTGACCCGGAAGATAAAAATTATCTTAAGAAAGTTAAAAGAGCTGAACACCTGATTAGTAAGTATAAAACAATTTGGGAGATATCTCAAAGAGAATTGATTGATATGGCGGCAGACAGAGCACCATTCGTTGACCAATCACAATCAATGAATATCTATATGGCTAATCCAACATTATCAAAAATTACATCATCACATTTCCATTCATGGGAAAAAGGTTTGAAAACTTTATGTTATTATGTAAGAACTAAAGCGATTTCAACAGGAGCAAAACACTTGGCGGTTGATGTTTCAAAAATACAACAAGTTAAAAATAAAGTCGAAATACCTAAAGTGGATATTATTAATACATCGGTTAAACCCGAAGATAGTCCATTTGAATGTTTCGGTTGTTCTTCTTAAAATAAAAATCCCAACATATGTTGGGATTTTCTTTTTTAATCTATTTATAAGAAAAAACAGAAGGGTATATTTATAGTTATGGCTAATGGTGTTACATATGGTATTAATTTTCCGTTTAGAGATTCTCTAAGAGGAGACTACTTACAATTAACAGAATTACAATCAGAAGAAATTAAAGCTGATTTAATTCATCTATTGTTAACTAGAAAGGGTTCGAGATATTTTCTACCTGAATTTGGAACAAGATTATATGAATTTCTTTTTGAACCATTTGATGGATTAACATTTAATGCTATTGAATCTGATATAAGAGATGCGATTGAAAACTTTATGCCAAATTTATTGGTTAATAGTTTAAGTATAACACCGGCCGACCCACAAGAAGAAGTTGATATTGCAACAGGTCAAAATTTTGTGGGAACAAGTGAATCGTCAGTATATCGATTTCCGGGAAAAGGAACTTCAGAATATACTGCAAAAATAAGGATAGATTACTCAACCAATGGTTCTACTTTTGGTCAAAGTGATTTTGTGATTATTAATATTTAAATAAGATGGCAAACAACAGAATATCATACGCTAGTAGAGATTATCAGTCGATTAGAACTGAACTTTTAAATTATACTAGAACATATTACCCTGAATTAATCCAAGACTTTAACGACGCTTCGGTATTTTCGGTATTTCTTGATTTAAATGCTGCGGTTGCAGATAATCTACATTATAATATTGACCGAAGTATTCAAGAGACGGTTCTACAATATGCTCAACAAAGGTCGTCAATTTATAATATAGCAAGAACCTACGGGTTAAAATTACCGGGACAAAGACCATCTGTTTCATTGGTAGACTTCTCAATCACAGTTCCTGCTTTTGGGGATAAAGAGGATGAGAGATATCTTGGAACATTGGCTCGAGGGTCTCAAGTTGTTGGTGCGGGTGTTGTATTTGAAAATGTTTATGATATTGATTTTGCGTCACCATATAATGCTCAAGGATTCCCAAATCGTTTAAAGATTCCAAACTTCAATGCTAATAATATTTTAATAAATTACACAATAACAAAGAGAGAAATTGTTGTGAATGGTATTACTAAAGTTTTCAAGAAGGTTATTGGTGCGAATGATGTTAAACCTTTCTTTGAATTATTTTTACCTGAAAAAAATGTTTTAGGAATTACAAGTGTGTTATTGAAGAATGGAACAAGCTATACCAATACTCCTACAGTTGCAGAATTTTTAGGTTTGGATAATAGATGGTATGAGGTTGACGCATTGGCTGAAGATAGGGTATTTGTTGAAGACCCGACAAAAGTATCTGACCAACCGGGTATTAAAGTTGGTAGATATATTCAAACCCAAAATAGATTTATTACTGAATATACACCGGAAGGATTTAAAAAAATGACATTTGGAGGAGGAACTAATACTGCTCAAGACCAATTAAATCAATTTACAACTTTAGGGACTACATTAGAATTACAAAAATATTCAAATAACTTTTCATTGGGGTCAACTTTAACTCCAAATTCGACATTATTTATTCAGTATAGAGTTGGAGGGGGATTGGCAACTAACTTGGGAACAAATGTTATCAATCAAATTGGAACTGTATCGTTCTTTGTTAATGGTCCATCAGAAACAACCAATTCATCTGTTGTTAACTCATTGAGATGTGTCAATGTAACCGCAGCGGTTGGAGGGGCAGGTATTCCATCATTGGAAGAAATTAGAAATTATGTTTCATTTAACTTCTCAGCACAAAAAAGAGCGGTAACCGTTCAAGATTATGAATCATTAATTCGAAATATGCCGGCTCAATTCGGAGCACCGGCTAAAGTATCAATTACAGAAAATGATAATAAAATTTTAATTCAAATATTATCATATGACACTTCAGGTAAGTTAACAAACATTGTTTCAAATACTTTGAGACAAAATATTGCAAATTATTTATCAAACTATAGAATGATGAATGATTATATTTCAATCTTTAGCGCTGAAGTTATTGATTTAAGTTTGGATGTCTCAATAGTGTTAGATTCGGCTCAAAATTCAGGACAAGTAATTTCAAGTGTTGTTGATAAAATATCTGCATATTTTAATGCACAAACAAGACAATTAGGGCAGAATGTTTATTTATCTGAACTTAGAAGTTTAGTTCAAAATACTAATGGGGTATTGACGGTTGCAAGTATGGATGTATTTAATGAGGTTGGAGGGCAATACTCTTCAGCCGAAACTTCAATGACTTATAGGGACGAAGCGACAAGATTAATTGAACCTGTTGATGATACAATTTTTGCACAACCTTCACAAGTTTATCAAGTTAGATATCCGAATAAGGATATTAGAATTTCGGTTAAAAATTTCCAATCAGTTACTTTTTCATAAAAAGTTCACTTTATTTTTCTTTAGTTTATTATTTAGTGGTGTGAGCGTTTTAAAAATCTCTCATAAACTATTTATAAATTAAAGTAACTTGATGGGTCAATCATATAGAATAAGAACTGAATTAGGGGTTAATAAATCGATTAACGTACAACTAGACCAAGAGTTTGAATTTTTAGAGATTTTATCTTTAAAACTTCAACAAGAAGACATCTATACAAAAAGTTGTGCCGAATATGGGGTAGTTGTAGGTAGAGTAACTGCAAATAATGGATTCGGAATACCTAATGCTAGAGTTTCAATTTTTATCCCAATAGATTCGGTAGACGAATCAAATCCTATAATTTCAAGTATATATCCATATAAATCACCAAGTGATAAAAATGAAGATGGTTATAGATATAACTTACTTCCGTATGAAAAATCATATTCAACTCATGCTGCAACAGGGACATTACCATCAAGATTAGATGTTTTGACGGGTGGTACCGCAGTTGAAATTTATGACAAATATTACAAATTTAGTGTAAAAACTAATGAAAGTGGTGACTATATGATAATGGGAGTCCCACAAGGAGAACGGACTATAGTTATGGATGTTGACTTATCCGATATTGGAGAATTTTCTTTAACACCTCAAGATTTAATTAGAATGGGATTAGCAACCGAATCCCAAGTTGCCGGAGGAAGATTTAGAACATCAAATGATTTAAATTCTTTACCTCAAATTATTAATCTTGTTAAAAATTTAGAAGTATCTCCATTATGGGGAGACCCTGAATTATGTACTATCGCAATTAACCGAGTTGATTTTGATTTGAGAGATGATGCAAATGTCGACATCCAACCAACATCGGTATTCATGGGGTCAATTTATTCTACTGCTGACACATATAGAATTAGACCAAACGCAAAACCTGCGGATGATATGGGTAATCTTTGTGCATTAGTTGCGGGACCCGGACAAATTTTGGCGATTAGACAAACAATTTACCAAGATAATGAAGGTAATCCTGTGTTAGAACAACATCAGTTAGAACAATCCGGAAATATTATCGATGGGAATGGAGTTTGGTTAACTGAATTACCTATGAACTTGGATTATTTCATTACCAATGAATTTGGTGAAAAAGTTTTATCTAATGACCCAACAATTGGTATACCAACTAAAGCAAAATATAGGTTTAAGATAAAATGGCAACAATCACCTGGTTTAACTGAACAGGTGAGGAGACCATACTATTTAGTTCCAAATATTAAAGAATATGGATGGGGCTTAGGTGCGGTGAGTGATGTAGTAAAACAACAAAGTTCATATTATTTTGGATTGGCGTGGAGTGGATATACTAATGGGTTTCTTCCCGGAAATCAAAAAAATAATAGATTAAATGAAATTATTAATTGTGAGGATACTTTTTATGAATTCCAATTTAACAAAGTTTACACAATTGCAGGATTAATTGATGAATTTAAAAATGGTGGAAGAGGAAATTTCATTGGTATAAAAGAAATTGACAGTCCGGATTGTGCAAACACAATTAATAAATTCCCTGTTAATGATGGTTTTAAAAATTTTGATTTAATTTACTTTATTTTTGCAATAATTCTTCAAATAATACAAATACTTGGAATCCCTTTATTAATAGTGTTTCATTTTTTAGCTTTTCTTTGGAATAATTTTGCCACACCAATCTTATTATTTTTTATTGGGTTGTTAGTTAAAGCTGCGGTTCAACAAGGAATTTTAGTTATTGCGGCAATTGCGGGTTCCGCGGCATTTGGTGCGACGCTTGCAATGATTGCCCCACACGCCTTACTTGCAATTTTATATAGTGTCAGCGCAATTTTCTTAACAATTAATTTTAGAGATATTGTAAGTTATACATTTGGTCGACTTAAATTACCTATGATGACATATCCTGATTGTCAATCTTGTGAGTGTGACCCTGAAACTACTGCTCCGGGAGGAGGAGACCAAGAGAGTGCGCCACCATCAGGATTATTAACACAATTATCTAATGGGGGGTTATATATTGATAATCTTGAGGTTGGTTTTTTTAACCCTAATACCGATAACGAAGATAGTTCACAATTAAGTGCGGTTACAATTTCACAAGCAATTTCGGGAAGATTTAGTAGGAAAACACCCACGATATATAAATCAACCTTTTCAGATTCATTTACTTTTCCTGAGAAAATTCAAGGAAGTTATAATAATGAGGGAACTAAACTAATTGCTGCGGGTATTACATTACCTCCGGGAGAAAGAATTAATAAGTATAATACAAGAAAAAAATATTTTGATAATGTTAATAAAATAAGTGTTAGGTTTAATTATCCTAGTAATGGGGGTAACTTAACATCACCAAGCGGTACCACACATTACGATAACACATTAACGGTTTTGGCGGTACAAGCTCTTGAACCTGGTACTTTATTAACTTTTATTGACCCATTAAAAACTAAAGATGTTAATTTTTTATGGACAGGAACGACATCAATTGGGGCTAATAAATTAAACGGTATTAATGGTATTATTAAGAATACCGGGTTTACCGCAAATGTGCCTTATGCAACAACACAAACAGGCGCTCCAACCATTGTTCCATATATTATCCCATCGGGTAATTCAACTTGTTTTTTATCAATAACATTTGATGTGGTGGCCACGGGAACTACAACTTATTTTAGTTGTGCTAACAATAAAGTAACAGTAACCGCAACAACAATTGGAACTAAAACAATAACCAATGAGAACGGTATAGACATCACAACATTAGGAGGAACCGCTGAAATAAGTGGAATTACTTATGGGCCGGCTTGTAAAAGATATATTTATCCTTCAGACCTTGAGTATTACCAAGTATTAACCGCAATCACCATTAACACAAAGATTCAACCTGGTACCGGCAAAACAATTTATTCATTACCCGGTCAAGTCCTTGACAATGCAGGAAATCCTGACCCAACAAAGGGTTTTTGGAATGACTTAATTGCAGATAATAAAGGGTTTTTATTGTCCAACAATACCCCTGGAGTTCTTGAAAATTATGGTTATGTTGGAGGAATAACCGATGGGAGAGGAGGTACCTTTTCCGCAGGAAATGTAAGACATAATTACTTTCCACCAAATAGTCCTAGT